TTACAGTTTATAATTGTTCTAATGTTTGGTTGAAATATAGAATAAAATAATATTGGTAATGTTGGTATCCATTTATAAAGCGTCTTTGTTTTTTTTCTCACATTAAAACAAACGACAGTAATATTGACCTATCTATTAATAATTATTAATTAATCTAATTAGGTTTGATAATCTTTTCTTATCACTAATCTATTTAAGATATATTATTGCCTAGATTAACCTAGTTTTTTGGTTTTTAAAAAAGGCATATACCCCAGATTTCAGTCGCAGTTTTCTTTCTATATATAGACCGGACTTGAGGACACCCTTACAGCCACCCACCCACTTATACACAAACACTTTTTTGTTTTATTTTTTTTTCAAATGCACTAGATGTAGTATATGGATTACTTTAGTGCAGACGATTTAGATTCAGTTACTTATGTTGAAGAAGGAACAAACAACGTAATTATTAAGTTTTATGGATTTCCCAATAAAGTAGCAGCCGATCTATTTATCAGCTATGCTATGCTCAATATGGGTTTTGATTACAGACCTATAACTGGTATGAAGTCAGACATGATACACTAAATATGCTTTTCTACGAAAAGAAATAAATATGGATATTAAAATACCCTATACACCAAGAAAGCATCAAGCCTACTTGCACAGACAGATAGACAATCACAGATGGAATGTATTAGTATGCCACAGAAGATTCGGCAAGACAGTATGTATGATCAACCACCTAATTAGGTCAGCATTACTGTCCAAACTTAACAACCCTAGGTTTGCATACATAGCTCCCACGTTCAAACAAGCAAAGTCTATTGCATGGGATTACATGAAACAGTTCACCGCCAAAATACCCCACACTAAATTTAACGAAACAGAACTTCGTGTAGACCTACCTAATGGTTCTCGTATTACCTTGCTAGGATCGGAATCCCCAGATGGGTTAAGAGGTATATACCTTGATGGCTGTGTCATTGATGAGTACGCAAACGTAAACAGTAAGTTGTTTCCAGAAATAATTAGACCAGCATTATCAGATCGTAAAGGTTACTGTGTGTTTATTGGCACACCAATGGGAATGAACAATAACTTTTATGAATTGTACCAACACGCACAAGGTGCGGAAGATTGGTTTAACTACAAAGCAAAAGCATCAGATACCAAAATCGTAGACAATGATGAGTTGGTCAAGGCAAAAGAAGTTATGGGTGAGAAGAAGTATAACCAAGAGTTTGAATGTGATTGGATTGCTAACATTGAAGGTGCAGTATATGGGGATGTGATTGCAAAACTAGATGATGATAAACAGCTTACAAGAGTTCCCTACGATCCTGCACTACCAGTATCTACTGCATGGGATCTTGGGGTCTCCGACCACAGTAGTATAATCTTTTATCAACAGCTCGGCAGAAGCATTAATATAATAGATTACCATGAGGAGAAAGGTCAAGGTTTACCATACTACATTAAGATGATTGATCAGAAAGAGTATGTCTACAAAGATCACTTTGCACCACACGACATTGAAGTTACCGAATTTGGAAATGGCAAAACTCGGAGAGAGGTCGCCACGCAATTAGGATTAAGATTTAAAGTCGTACCAAAAATTCCACTAGAGGATGGCATACACGCAACCACTATGACCTTACCTAGATGTTGGATTGATACAGACCATTGCAAAAAGTTAATAGATGCGTTAAGACATTACCACAGGAAGTATATTGATAAAAATAGAATGTTTAGATCAAAGCCTGTACACGATTGGAGTTCTCATGCTTGTGATGCAATGCGTTATCTAGCAGTTGGACTACAAGAAATTAATACTAGACAATCAGCTCCACAAAGTGTAGCAGATAATAGTTACAGGATTATATAATTATGGGATTTCTAAAACCAAAAATGCCACCGCTGCCACCAGTTCAACCTTTGCCACCACCTCCGGGAGTTTCGCAAGAGGAGAAAGATGCGATTGCAGCAGAGCAAAGAGAAATGGAAAGAAAAAGAAGAGGTCGTAAATCTACAATTCTAACTGGACCATTAGGTGTAGAAGATGAAGCAGAAACAGAAAACAAAACTTTGTTAGGATCATAATGTTTGACAAGATTAAAAAGATATTTAAAAAAAAACCAAAAGTAGAAAAAGAAAAAAGAACTTACGAGAAAGCTATAGATCATGGTAATGACATTACTTTTGAAAACGAAGTTAAACAAATAAAAATAAAAAGAATATCAGAAACAAAATCAGATAAAGTATTTTCAGATAGAAAGTCAGATACTAAATCTGGATTAGGAGGATAATTATGGGAGCAGCAGCAGGAAGCGGTGGATCAGATAAATCAGACGAAAAAAAAGTAGATACTTATTCACAACAATACCAAACACTAATACAAAAAAAAAATAAAACTGGAAGATATAAAAATAATAGTAAAATTCCTTCTGTTGTTGGTGCTGTTACAACAGCATTAAAAGATCCTATTGATAGATATAATCTAAATAAAAGAATGAAGTTTGCTAATAAAGAAGGTGTTAATATAAATCTTCAAGGTTTAAGTACCGATGAAATTTTATCTAAAGATTTTAAATCTCAATTAGATGCTAAAGGTTATTCAAAAGAACCCGGAAATGTTGGAGGCAATGACAATAGAGGCGATAACAATAATCAAGTTCCACCAGTTGCAACAACAATGCCAACAGGAACACCAACTACAGTAGAACTTTCTCAAAGTTCAGCAGCTGATGCAGCAGCCATTGAACCAATAGATAATCTTCAAACAAGAAAGAAAAAAGCTAAAGCTAAAGGTAGATCAATGACAATATTAACTTCATCTAAAGGAATTAAGTCAGATGAAGGATTAACATTAGGTAAGAAAAGTTTATTAGGATCATAATGGCAAGAACAGATTTATCAAAAGGAATATTATCCAGATACGAAAGACTAGAAGGTCAAAGACAAAACTGGGAAACACATTGGCAGGAAGTTGCAGATTATATGCAACCAAGAAAAGCAGATGTTACTAAACAAAGAGCTAGAGGTGATAAAAGAATGGAACAAGTTTTTGATTCTTCACCTATACAAGCAGTAGAATTATTAGCAGCATCATTACATGGTATGCTAACAAATCCATCTACACCTTGGTTTACTTTAAGATTTAAAGATACAGAAATTGATAATGAAGATGAAGCAAAACTTTGGTTAGAAGCATCTACAGATGCAATGTATACAGCATTTAATAGATCAAACTTTCAACAAGAAATATTTGAATTGTACCATGACCTAATTACATTTGGTACAGCAGCAATGTTTATTGAAGAAGATGATGATGATATTATAAAATTTTCAACAAGACATATTAACGAAGTTTTTATTGCAGAGAATGATAAAGGCAGAATAGATACAATCTTTAGAAGATTTAAAATAAGTGCTAGAGCTGCAATGCAAAAGTTTGGTGATGCAACATCAACAGACATTAAAGGTATATTTAAAAAAGATCCATACCAAGAAGTAGAAATACTACACGCAGTTTATCCAAGATCAGATTTTAATCCAAAGAAAAAAGATAAATCTAATATGCCATTTGAATCTGTTTATTTAGAATTTAAAAATGCAAATGAATTATCTATTAGTGGATTTAGAGAGTTCCCTTTCGTAGTACCTAGATATTTAAAAGCATCAAATGAAATTTATGGAAGATCACCTGCAATGACAGCATTGCCAGATGTTAAGATGTTAAATGAAATGTCAAAGACTACAATCAAAGCTGCACAGAAACAAGTTGATCCACCACTATTAGTTCCGGATGATGGCTTCTTGCTTCCTGTAAGAACTGTACCGGGTGGACTAAACTTTTACAGAAGTGGTACAAGAGATAGAATAGAACCATTAAACATTGGTGCAAACAATCCACTAGGTTTAAATATGGAAGAGCAAAGAAGAGACAGTATTAGAGCTGTGTTCTATGTTAATCAACTTATGATGCAAGATGGTCCACAAATGACAGCAACAGAAGTTATCCAACGTAACGAAGAGAAGATGAGATTACTTGGTCCAGTATTAGGTAGACTACAATCAGAATTATTAAAACCATTAATTGATAGAGTGTTTGCAATATTACTTCGTAATGATATGTTACCACCAGCTCCAGAGTTTTTATCTGGCAGAGACATAGAAATAGAATATGTATCACCACTTGCTAAAGCACAAAAATCTTCAGAGCTACAATCTATTATGAGAGCTATAGAAATATTAGGTAGTCTTGCAAACATATCACCAGTATTTGATTATGTTAATTTTGATAATCTTGTTAAACACTTGGCAGACATTGTTGGTATGCCACAAAAATTATTAAAATCACAAAACCAAGTAAATGCAGAAAGAGAACAAGCCGCAGCACAAGCTGCAGAACAACAACAAATGGCACAGATGCAACAAGTTGCACAAGCCGGAGGAGATATAGCACCACTAGCAAAAGCATTGCCGGAAGAAGCAAAAGCATTAGTGGAATAATATGAAACAAGATAAACAACTAGAGAAATTTATAGCAGGACTAAAAAAAAATTATCAATATATATTCAATACAGAAGAAGGCAAAGAAGTCTTAACTGACCTTAAAAAAAGATGTCATTATCATTCTACCACTAATGTAAAAGGTGATAGCCATGAAAGTGCATACATGGAAGGACAACGTAGTGTCATTCTATTTATTAAATCAATGCTACGAAACGATAAGGAAAAATAAAAATGTCAAATGAACAGATAACACAGGAAACTGTGCCTGTAGAACAAGCGACTACAGAAACAGCACAACCAACACCAACTGCCACACAAGTTGCAGTAAAAGGAGCAGATACTCCTGCACCACAAACATCATCTTGGAAAGATTCTATTAGTGAAGTTTATAGAAATGATCCTAACATTGAAAAATTTACTGAAGCAGATGCTTTAGCTAAATCTTATATCAATGCAGTTAAAATGATTGGTCAAGATAAAATAGCAATACCAACAAATAATTCAACTCAAGAAGCATGGGATGAAGCTTACGAAAAATTAGGTAGACCAGAATCTCCAGAAAAATATGCTTTAGATGCAAAATCAGATGTTGTTCCTTTTGATGAAAATGCAATTAAATCTTTTGCCGAACAATCACATAAGTTGGGTTTAAATAATAAACAAGCTCAAGGTATTTTAGAGTTTTATAAAAATAATATGGAAGGCTCTGCACAACAGGCAAAAATAGATACTGAAACTGCTCAATCTCAAGCTGAACAAGAGTTAAGACAAGAATGGGGTAGAGACTTTGAAGGTAAAGTTAAACAAGCTGGTGCATTAGCAAAAGCTAATATTAATCCAGAAGTTTTAGATATGACTTTATCTAATGGTACAAGGCTTGGAGACCATCCAGAAATTATTAAAGGCTTTGCAAAAATAGCAGGAATGATGTCAGAAGATAAAATTGTTGCAACTGAAAGCGAAAATGTAAATACGATTGCAGATATTGAATCTGAAATATCAGCTATTACTAATGATACTAATGGACCTTATTGGAATAAACAACATCCAGATCACGATAAATTGGTACAACAAGTTTATACATTAAGAGAAATGTTAAATGCAGATAAATAATCTTAATGATAAAGAAATTCGGTTAGAAATATTAAGAATGGTAAAAGAAACAGGATCAGAGAAACAAAAAAATGATCCCTTGCCTTTTGCTGAAAAATATTATAACTGGGTAATAGGTAAGAAAATTCGCAAGAACCTTACTGACAAGAAGGAATAGACTTCTAGTCTAAAAGACTTAAAATCCAAGAGATGCCTACTATTATTTAGTGGAGAACCTTTCTGATTATTTTAACTTAACAATAATATGGAGAGACAATTATGTCATCAAATATAACTACAGCTTTTGTACAGCAGTATTCTGCAAACGTACAAATGCTTTCTCAACAAATGGGATCGTTATTAAGAGACAAAGTTCGTGTTGAATCTGTGGTTGGAAAAAACGCTTTTTTCGATCAAGTTGGTTCAGTAACTGCAGTTGAAAAAACTAGCAGACATTCAGACACTCCACAAATAGATACTCCTCATGCGAGAAGAAGAGTATCTCTTGCGGATTATGAATTTGCTGATCTAATAGATCAACAGGACAAAGTAAGGCTCTTAATTGATCCAACTTCATCTTATGCTCAAGCTGCTGCTATGGCAATGGGTAGAGCTATGGATGATGTGATCATTTCTGCTGCACTAGGTACTGCGTACACGGGTGAGACAGGATCAACAAGCACAGCTAATGCGAATCAAATCGTACATGGTTCTGCTGGTTTAAATATCGCTAAATTAAGAAGTGCTAAACAAACTCTTGATTTAGGAGATGTAGATCCTTCAATTCCTAGACACATTATCGTGTCGCCTAGGCAGATAAGTGATCTTTTAAACATAACTGAAGTAACAAGTTCTGATTTCAACACAGTCAAAGCATTGGCTAATGGTGAAATTAACTCGTTCCTTGGTTTTAATTTCATTGTATCAAACAGACTAGCATTATCTAGCACAACTAGATCATGTATAGCTTTTGCACAAGATGGAATCGCTTTAGGTATTGGCAAAGATGTCAATGCTAGAATAGACGAAAGAAGCGACAAGTCTTATGCCACTCAAGTATACTACTGCACAAGCATTGGTGCTACTAGAATGGAAGAAGCTAAAGTTGTTGAAGTACAATGTACAGAATCGTAATAGGAGGATATAGATTATGGCGAATGTAAATACAGACATTGTAACTAACTTTGTTGCAGTTCCTCAAGTCAAAAATGATTCACAGCAATTACATGGTGTAAAAAGAATTGCACAAGGTACTATTGCTTTGGCATCTGGAGACTTGTCGGCTACTGATACAGTTATGTTAGCTCCTGTTCCAACTAATGCTAGTATTTCTTCTATCAAATTGTTTAATGACGATTTAGATTCTGGAACTACTAATACTGCGGATGTTGGTTTATGGACAACAGCTATTGCTGCGGTTGATGATGATGCTTATGCTTCTGCGATTACTGACCTTCGTGGTGCAGTAACTGTCGGAACTGAAGTAGCATTTGAAGCTAGAGATATTAACAAAATGGGACAGAAAGTTTGGCAAGATGCTGGACAATCTTCTGATCCGGGAGGATATTACTATGTAGGTATCATTTTTGATGCTGCTGGTAATACTGCTGGTGATTTAAGTTTTGTTATTGAATACACAGTAGACTAATAAATAAAATTTTAGGCGGTGAAAGCGAGAGTGGAAGCCGCCTAGAGTGCATGAAAAAGATACAAGATTTAAAACCTGTACTACACTTTAAAAAAGATAATTATGTGTACAGGTATGTATTAGTAGATAGGTTTAAACATGATACTAAATATCATTATGGCTTTGATACTAAAGAAGAACGAACAGAAGCAGAAATATTTGCGTTAGAAAAAGATAGACAAATAAGACGTAAGTATATTATAAGGAAGTGATATGGCATCAACAGTAGACATTTGTAATGGAGCATTAAACCAATTAGGTGCAACAACTATTCTTTCACTTACAGAAGATTCAAAAAACGCAAGACTTTGCAATTCAAGATATACTCAAGTAAGAGATGGTTTATTTAGAACACATCCTTGGAACTGTTTACAGAAAAGAGTTGAA